CAGTCCCTTCTTCTGTGTGTAAAGGGTCTCCAGATGTTGCATTATCGCCTCCATTAATAACCTCCTCATAGGTTATTCTTTGTACTCTTGGATCCATCATTTCTCCAAGATGTTCCCATTTTATATCACCTTTTCCCAATCTGTCAACTATTGCATTTTCTATATCTATTGGTCCATCTAGACAATTAATAGTAAAGTCTGCGTGATATCGGTAAGCGTTAATTTGTACTCTGAAGTTTTTAGGGTGCATTTTTTCTTTCTATTCTTCAAATGAGGCGGGATTGTGTCCCGCCTCAAAATTAATGATTAAGCACCTGGTGATGCGTAGATTCCTCTAGGGTCAGATACGCCAAATACGTATCTTTCTCTAGCTTTGTATCTAACATTGCCAGTATCAAAGTCGCCTTCCATTTTTGTAGTCAATGGAGCTCTTTCCATATGCTTCATACCATTTGGCACGTCTGTAGTGATGTAGAACGCATCTGTGTCAGTTAAATAGTGATTAACTGTGTATCCACCAGGAACCATTCCCATAGATACAAGTGCGTTGATATCATTATCAGCAGTTCCAACTCTTTGTGAAGACTTCATAAGTCTTTCAGCAGTGAATTGTAGTGCAGATGGAATGATCATCTTTACAGCTTTCGCAGCGATTTTTAAACCTCTTTCATCAGTAAGCGCTGCAATGTCAATCATTGCTTGCTCTAATGAAGTTTCGTTTAAGTCCGCAGCCGTTGCCAATGTGTTACTGAAAGTTCCAGCAACAGTTGGGTGGTTTGTCGCGAAAAGAGTTACACCGTCTCCTGATTGGAAACTACCTGAAGGTAGTCCATTATTCAATGGTGCAGCTGCTTTTACTTGTTTAGTTTGAGCCATAGATCTTGCTAGTGCTTTTGTATATCTAGAAGCAAGTCTGTCATACAGGTTGTCCTCAATTGCTTCCTCAGTGATTGCAAACCCAAGAGCTATTGTCTCGTGAGTGTATCTTGCTGTGAAAGTTTCTTGAGCACTGTCAAACGTTACACCAGAACCTTCTGGTTTAACTTGTGCTTGACCGAATCCTGATAACATAACTTCTTCTTCAAAAGCTCTGTCAGATGACTCAGTGTTGTATATTTCAGCATGTTCTTGTTCATACTGTTTATACTCCAGGCCGAATAGTGCATTCAAACCTGGCTCTAGTTCTTTGACTAGTTGATTACGTGATATTGCCATAGTTATCCTCCCTATATACCCGTTGTCTGTTTAAATTGGTGCTCATTTATATATACAACCAAGTTAACATTTGCAGAACCTGCAGTGTTGTTTTCTGGGTCTTTTGAGATACCAATTATTCTGAGTTGTGCTGTACCTGTCTTCTGGTCAGATGTTTGTAGCTCTACTTTAGAGACAAAATCTGGTGAAGATCCGGCTGCATACACAAAGTCAGCGTTAAGGCCGACGTCTGCTGCCGCAGTTGCGCCGTCCGCTTGTATTTCATACCTTTGATACGGATCATCCGTTACAAACCCTTTGATGTCAGTCGCCGCGTTTGAAGCGTTTAAATGATTCGCAAAGGTAGGTTTACTTGATGTTGCGTCAGTGAAGAAAACACCGTTTAGTGAACCCAATATCGTTGTGTCTCCTGCTGCAGCTACTCCAATTGTTCCAGTAGCTAAAATTTCTACTGGGTCTTGGAAGTAAATCGCTGTAGCACTTGCTGCGATATCGTATTCCGATAAACCGTTGTTGTCTGCGTTCTGACCAACTTTTCCGATCGGTTTTAAACCGAACGCGCTATCTTTATTAGCCATAGTTGTGTCCTCCTTTTAGACATTTAGTTTATCTTCAGATGGACTAGAATTCTTTTAAGACTTCTTAGAGCCACCGAAGGTTACACGAGTATTTCTATCTGTTGAGATAGGCATACTCTTATGCTGTTCCTTTGCAAGATCGGCGTCAATTGCAGCTTGTTGATCCTGAGCTTGTCTCATATAATACTCAGTTCTTTGCTGCGCGATCTCCTCTGGTACCCTTGTCAGCACAAGGCCTCCGTGCCCGATCACCCCTGCGTATTTGCCGTCTGCAACTACGGGAAAGTCCTCTTCTGGATATTCGTCTGCTCTTACTAATTCATAACCAGATCTAATTCGACCTTGTATGTTTTTAGTATCGACGTACCCTAAGATTTCTACCCTGACCCATCTGTGTCTGTAGCCATTTGGCGCGTTGGGTGTATCTAAGTACGATGGTGGAGTCCAAACTTTTGGTCTCTCTTTTGGAGCTACCGTTTTTGCTTGTGCTTCGACTTTTGTCGAATCACTTTTTTTAGTTTGGCTCGCACGAGTTGGTTTCTTGTTTTCCATATGCCTATACCTCCTTCGTGTTCATAAGTTGTTTCGCATACTCTTCTAATGGCACTCCTAATTTTCTCGCTATTGCGACCTGTGATGAAGTGAGTCTCACAGATTTACGGTTAGTCTTTGGACTACGCGTTGCAGAGGCAACGGTTTGTGTAGGTTTACTAACTGGTTTGTCCTTAGATATATCAAATTTATGCGGAAACTCCAAACGAATTCTTTTGTCTATTTCCGTATAATATTCGTCAGACCTAGGGTCAATGCCTTCTTCTTCAGTAAGTTTTCGGTGCAAATCAAATGCTGTGTATGTCATTGCACTATCCTTACCAAACCACGTATTTTTTTCAGCCCAATCTTCTGCCTTTGCATCAGGTGGAGTTTGAACTTGTTTTTGTGGTTGTTGATATAATTGTGGTTGATCAACAGGTTTTTCTTTAGCTGCTGTTTCTTCCATTTTATGTTGGGTTTTAAGTTCAGCTAATTTACCTTGTTCATAACCAAGTTGAGAAATAGCAGCCAAAGCTTCTGTTTCAGCTTTAGGATCTTCTGCTTGTCTTGCAGCTCTTAATTTTTCTTGAGCAGCTGCAATAGAAGAAGTAATCCTACCTTCCATTTCTGCAACATAATTTTTATCTAATGAGTCTGCTGTAGTTTTAAACTGATCTCTTTCCTGTTTAACACTATCTGCATAACGTAAAGCTTCTTCTTTTTGTCTTTCAGCCTCACGCATTCTTTTTGTTAATTTAGCTATTCGCTTTTTAACGCTTTCAGAATACTCTTCAACTTGTTGACTGTTGTCTTCTTGTTTATCACCTTTTTCACTAGCAGACTGCTCCACAGGTTTCTCAGATGAGTCATCGGCGCTACCGCCGTCTTCAAGCTTTGTCTCACGTTCATTTTCATATGTTTTATCTATCTCCTTTTCTGCTGGTTGTTCTACAACAGCTTCTTCTTTCTTTTCTTCTGGCAGTGCTACCTCTACTTCAGGTCCTGAAGTATCAATATCTACTGTTTTCTTTTCATCTTGTTGCATAGTTTTTCTCCTTGTCTATGTTAAAATTCGTGGAATATATCTTCAGGGTTTTCCACGGTCGCTAAAACTTCATCATCATTGAGAAGTCTTATCTCACCCCCATCTATTTTAATTCGTGATCCAGCATATCTTGCAAAGACAATCCAATCACCTTTTTTACACCAAGGACCCTCTGGATATCGTTCTTTATCATAGCAGTGTGGTCCCATTCTTAAAACTAAACCACAAGTTGATGCTACTTGTGATCGTTCTATTGTATCTTCTGCTAGGATTAATCCACCTTTTGTTTTTTCTTTTTGTTTAAAAGGTAAAACTAAAATTCTCCAACCTGTTGGTTCTGGAAGCTTTGATGATTCGTCTATCTCTTTTTTTTCTTCGGTTTTAACACCGACAAGAGTTTTATTTGGTGTTATTATCTTTTGTTTTGATGCTGATAATTGTTCCTTCACTGTCATTTTGCTCCTTTGTTTTTAGCAGGGTGGATATTTCCTGTAATAAATACTGATAAGTTCGTATTTGTCCTAACATATATTGGTATTTTTCCATATTGTCAATACCTCCAGATGTCATTGCAACTACTACATCATCATGTCTCATTTTAATTATTTTTCTAATTTTATCTATAAAGTCCATTATAATGCCTCTCCTTGCTCTGGTTCAAACTCATCTAACACATCTATTTTTTCTTTTGCATTAGCTATTTTTTCTATTAATTTATTAACCTCTTCAATATGCTGTGGGTGCTCTCCAATACCTACTGAATTTTCTAAATAGATATTTGCAGTAGCATCAGCTTCCGCTATTTCAGCTTCGTATTTAGCTCTTAGCGCGTTTAGTATTGCTCTTCGCATTTCTTATTGTCTCCTTTCCTTTTTTAAAAATTGCAGCGACTTTATTTTTTTTCATAACTTTGGCACGCTGTTCTCCAACAGTTAAGATCTGAATTTTCCTCGCAAACGGTTTTGAAATCTTTTTAACTTTCGCAACAGTTTTCTTCGCGTCCAATGGAGTCGCAAACTTAATGCTGACAGTATCTCTCGGATTCTCATCTGTGTATAACCTCCTACCTGAACCTTTTGGTTTTTTACCTGTACCTTTTTTAGGATCAGCCATTTAACATTTCCATCTTCTACGAGCCTGTCTTAGTCTTGAATTAGGATCTTTCGCAGCCTTTGGAAATTTTTTCATTTGTCCTGCACTTCTAGCACAATATGATTTACGTCGTTTGGCAGCTTTTGATCCTGGTTTGACTTTGCCAGTGACCGCTGTTTTTAATTTAGAACCGGGATTTGCTCTTCTGTAGGCAGCAACACCGGCTCGTGTCATACCTGCTCCAGACTTTGTAGGTCTAAAGTTTTTTTTATTTCTTGCTGGCATGTTGTCTTGTTTTCTCAAACTAGACCTCCCATACTCATTTTTTTTCTTTTTGCAAATGTAGAAACATTAGTTGGTTTACCACCAACTCCTTGAGCCTTACTTCTTTTCCTCGCAACGGCACTCCGTCTCTGGGAGTCTGTCATGCTTGCTGCTTTTGCAGCAGGGACGCACTTTGGATACTTTCGCTTTGAACCACTTGCAGATTTTCTTCCACATTTTTTAAAACCTCCGCCTTTTTTCTTGGCACCAATGTCCACCCAATCTTGTTTGAACCATTCTTTTAGACCAGCCATTAATAGACCTTTGTTACTTTCCTTCTATTAGACATGACCTTACCACAACCTTTAGCGATACCGCCACTTTTAAAACCTATTCTACCGCCATCTTTTTTTCCAGCAGGTTTAGGTCCTTTGAAATCTTTTCTCTTTACACCAGAGGGATCTTTAATTTTACCAGCACAAATCTTAGAAGCGTAGGCATTAGCATATGCTGACGGGTACACTTTAAATTTTCTTTTCGCGGCCGACTTACCTCTGGGACATAGTTTAGTCATTATGATCTCGCTGTTTGTTTTGCACGTTTAAAGTCTTTTGCTTTTGGTGCACCTTTTGCACCTTTCTTTCGCATCTTACCTCCACGTTTTCTTTTAGCGTGGATATTTGCGTACAAACCTTTTCCGGCCATTACTTTGCTCTTCCGCCGTTTTTCATATAACCCATTTTGTTTCTAACTTTTCT